ACTCGTTTAACTCAAATAGGTTTAAATCCATTTTCTGGTATATCTAACTTAATATTTGGTATAACATCTAACTCATTATGGGCAGCTAGAAATAGAGATTTTACAGATAAAGAGTTTTGGAAAAGTACTAAAATTATATTAGGTGCATTTCAATCATTTTTAACAAGGGGTAGATTAATATCGGATGACTTTAAAAAAATGACTTTATTCTCAGAAAAGTTTGGAATAGAACCAGAAAAAACAGGGGTATTAGGAGAATCTAATTTGTCTAATAAGTTTGTTAAGCTTCTCTATTCTATGCAAACTGGCGGGGAATTTATAGTTCATACTCAAGGTTTGGTTGCTAAACTTTATCATGAAAAACTTAATATAGATGGTAAAAAAGTATCTTTATATGATTGCTATAAAATTGATGGGAAAGATGGTAATGAAAAATTAGTATGGGATAGTAAATACGGACAAGAACCTCCCGAATGGAAGGAATTAATCCATTATGATGACAAAGGTAATAATATATCTAAGTTATCTAAATTTTGGGACCAATTTGAACAGTATAGACGATCTTCGCAAGGTGATTACTTTAATGCTATGCAATTTAAGGGAAAGTGGTATGGAAGAGCTTTAATGATGTTTAGAACATGGATTCCTCAAGCCATAGAACAACGCTTTGGTTCAGAAAGAGATGGTTTTAAAGGCAGATATAGATCATATAGAGCATTTTATGATATGACCAATGATCCATTATTTAAGGATAAAATGTACGATGAGAGAGGACAATTTATTGATCCAAAGTTTAAATTAAATAGTTTAGTTCCATCTAACCTATTAAAAGGATCATTAAACCTAACTAATTATTTTTTAAGTAAATCTCTAATAGGTAAATTATCGCCAAGTTGGGGTAAGGGAATAGAAGCTAAAATGATTGAGAAAGGATTAACTCCAATTGATATAGAAAATATGAGGGTTAATATGAGAGAACTACATATGATAGTTGGTTTAATGATTATGGCAGGTTCTTTACAGGCTTTAATGAATAAAGATAAACAGGATTCTCATAGTCTACATTTAGCCTTTGCTTTAAACTTATTAAATAGAGCAAATCAAGACTTGTCCTTTTTCTATAGCCCTACTTCTACTCAGCAAATTATGAAAGACGTAATACCCATTATGGCTACTTGGAATAATGCAAGTGATGTAGTTTTTAATACAAGTAATATAATATTCGGCGGTAATGATATTTATAAGAATGGTCCCCATAAAGGAGGAAGTAAACTAATTCATTCTATATATAAAGCTGCTCCAATAACACACGCTATTCAAACTACTTTTACTACAGCTAATCAAGTATTTGGTAATCAATCTTTTAAATATTCAAATTAAACTTTATTAAATTGATAATCAATTAGTTAGAAAATAAATTTTTTATTTACAATATATTACTATATATTAGCCAAATAATAAATAACAAATGAGAGTACCACTAACAGATTCACAAGTAGAGGAATATTTTGTTTATATGTTTAATGATTTAACAGAACTAGACTATGAACACTTAACTCCTCAAGAAAGAGACATCATCTCTTATGATAACTTCATAGACCTTATTAAGTTTGTAAATGAAAGACAGAAAGAAAAAGCTTAAAAATTTCAAGTTTAAACAAAAAAGTAAATTTAAAAAATTAAAAAAAAGAATGGAACAAAAAGAAATGAGTCCCGGAGTTCAGTATGAATTACAGCCAAACGCAACTTTAACTTTACCAGCCAATATGATTGCTGCTATTTTACAAGAAGCAGATCAATGGAGAACTATTGTTGTATTAGCTGATATTATGAAGCAAGAGCTTATTAATAATGGTGGATTAAAACCAGTAAATCAAGCTAAAGAAGTAGCTACTATTGTAGATCCACATGGGCAAGAAATGAAATCAGAGAGTATTGGCAATGCCCAAGCTTCAAAAGAAACAGTAGTAATTCCTGATATTTCTCCTGAACAGCCAGTAGGTAATGCATAATATTTAAAAATAAATAATTAAAAGGAGCCTCGCCACACTGAGGACTTTTGGCCCATATCGAAAGGTATGGGCTTTTTATTTTGTATAACTTTATATCATTAGGTAAAAAAAAGACCCCTCATATTTCTACAAGGGGTCTCCATTCAACCATTTAACCAAAACTCAAAATCAATCATTATTTACTTTTATGTGAACCATCACAAAATGGATATTGAGTAGATTTACCACAAGTACAAAATGCAGCCTTTTCTATCACTGTATCCAATTCTATAGTTTTATCACTTTTGGTAAATTGTATTTTAGTAGAATTTGTAGGCTTATCAATAGAAATTATAAGCGGCCCATTCTTAACTAAATTAATCTTAATCTTATTATGAGATGATATAGCTTTTATACTACTATACCATTTCTTAAATTTACTCTTAAAGCTCATATTAAGAGATATTATAAAGGTTTTTATAATAATTTCTTATTCCTCTAGCTGCTCTAAGACTAGGTTCAGTACAATCTAATAAAAGACCATTACCACGTAATCTTATTCTATAAGTACCCTCAGAGGTCTTATAAATGTTTGGAGCTACTCTTTTAGCCCATCTTTTTGCTTTACTTTTTTCTTTCATTTTTATTTAATTTAACTTTTTTACAATTTAATATTAATCTATCTATTGAATCATATCGTCCATACTCTAAAGATATTCCTTGATTTTCATATTCCCTTTTATCTAATTCAGTAAAAAGATCTATTAATTTCTTAAAATTACTTAACTCGCCATATCCATTATACAGACATGTTACATCGACATCTAAATATTCATCTCCTCTATAAACCCATGATTCGCCAAGATATCCTGAATCTAAATATTCATTCTTTCTTTTAGACATCTTTAAAAATTTTACTTTCGTAAATTACTATATTTCTCCAAAATAAGTTTAAAAGGAAAAATTCTTTAGCAAAATTTATTCCAAATAAAGAAGATTCACGAGTCCAAGTATCTATATATAGTATTTCTAGCAGAAACCCATTATACCTATTCCAAGTTATATTTATAGGACTAAACTGTATCATTAGGTTTATTTTTTAATCTTAAACTATTTTATTATCTATTATCACCACTTCCTTGTATAACTCCCCTAGTTTGTCTATCTCTAAGTGGGTCTATATTTACCAATATATCTATTATTTTTTGATAAGTTTTCAAATTTTTTCAACGGCTGTAAATTGCTTAATTTCCAAGCTTCATTAAAATCTAATTCATCTTTAAACCAAGATAAAGGAATAATATGGTCTATATGCCAGTATTGCCCATAATTTTCCCAAGTCATATCATCATAAAATTGTTTTTCTAGATGTGATTTTAAATCGTTCATTGTATAGCCAACTAGAGTCTCCCAATGCCTATAGTTTTTATTTCCCTTTAACCAATCCCATATGGCTTTAGACATATTTTTAGATAATTTATAAAAGGGGTTATATTTTCTTTTAACTTTATTTCTAATTTTTTCTTTTTCTAGATACTTTGTTTTGTATTTTTGTTTATTTTTTTGTTTTATTATCTTTACTTTTTCTTTATTATTTAATATCCATTTTTTTGCTCTAATTTTATATGACTCGTCGTTTTTATGTTTTTCGTAATTTCTTTTACTTCTTTGTTTACATGAAATAATATTATTAATTCTATTCCTTTTATTTATATCTCTTTTACATTGATAACATATTCCTGTATTAGTATATCTCTTATCGAGATGATTATTTTTACATAGAATTCCGGTGAAATAAAATTTAGAATTATTTAATATAGCCTCTTTCTTTGTTAAAATTTCCATTGTTTTATTTCTAACAACACAAAGATATAAAAATCTCCTTTATAATTTTAAATATTTATAAATTTATTTTCTTTAATATAATTTTCAAATTTTGTTAGTTTAAACTCTATCCTACTTTTTACATCATCTTCATTAAACATTTTTATTAGAATATTAAGTCTAATATAACAATCTCCTATCTCCTCAATAATTTTCTGCTTAAAATCATTATTAGGCTTAGTTAGACTTTTTATAAGAACTTCTTGAAGTTCAGTAAATTCTTCACAAGCTTTTAAAATATTATAATTAAGAGAGTTCTTTTCTGATAATATCTTGGATATTTCTTCTAATTTTTCTATTTTATCCCCCATAATATAGCTTTTTCATATGCTTCTTTATATAATTTAAAACCTTCTTCCCCGATATACATAATAAATTCATTTTCTCTACGTCTGTTAAGAGGAACCCAATTAAAAGTAGGTTCTTTATCATATATATTAAAACAATTAATATGATAAAATTTATCATCCACTTGTTTATATATATTGCTATCTATTTCTCCCTTACAATACGCACATTTTGTTCTAATATGAATCATTTTAGTTCGCATTGTCCTCCTGCACAAGCTACTTCCCCACTTAAATTGGTATTATCTTGAAGTTCTATTACTTTAGATAAGTCTATATGATGTACATACTTTATCATTTCCTCATATTTATCTCTAGTTATATCTTCAAAAGGTGCTTGTTTATAACTACCCCCATTATAAGGTAATATACTAATACCAGAATAAGTATTTCTATTTTCCCACATCCATTCCTTTACTTCATTCCATTCATCATCTTTAATACTTACTGTAGCACTAACATTATTATAGTTTGGACCAGATCTATGACCATTTTGAACCCACAATACATTATAGGTTTTTACATTTTCAAGAAAATCTATAGCCCCTATATTTCTAGTTTGAGCATTGTCTGGTGATTTAATAGGAATGGATATTACAGCCTGCTCGTGAGGTTTAAATATCTCATCTTCTAATATTTCAGGGTGATTAATAGCTAAATAAGTATATAAACTCTCATTCTTACCTATTCTCATTCTTCTAATATAGTAATCATTATGGTAAGGATGAATACCAGAAGAACATCCTAAAACACAAGATGTAGTACCAGCAGGTTTAATTACAGTTGTTCTAGCAGATTTTCTTATTCCAATTCTAGTAGCTGTTTCTTCATTAACATTTTTAACTATTTCTGCACCATTCTTTAACCATTTTTGATCAATTGATAATGACATTACACCAGTTATACCTACTCCAGTTAATGAATCTTTTTCACTATTTTCTTTCCATATAGATCTTAGATAAATAAAATCAGTATAAGATGCTTGTAAAGTACTTATAAAAGAAGCTGCATAACATCTTTCATAAAAATCTTGCTCTGATTCTATATTTGAACCGTTTATTTCACAAAGATTACAAAAAGTGTAAGGTCTAAGTGAAACTTCATGACAGGGATTAAAACCATAGTCTGGATTATTTGTAAATGATATTCCTGGTTCACCTGCACCAGAAGCTTTAATTCTATCAAAGAATAAATTAAATTCTTCCTTAGTACATCTATTTCTAACTATAACTGCTGAATTATTAGATCTAGCAAAATGTGGGTTAGTTTCCCACCAGTTACCTGATTTACTACCTATCATATCCTCATCGTCCATACTAAAAAGAGATATCATAGCTGCTCTTCTAATACCCCCACTTAAAACACAATCCGCTATATGACAGAGTATAGAATGACATTCTATAGAGCTTAGTCTATCACCATTATTCTTATTATCAAGAATTTGTTTAATATTAAATAGACATTTTTCCAATGGAGCTGGTCCGGGAGCTTTACCTCCAGAAGTTATTAGTAATGCTCCTTTTGGCCTTATTTCACTAAAATCAAATCTGGGTAAATAACCTCCAGTAAAATAGGATTTCATTAGAATTCTAATAGCCTCTGCCCAACCAATAATACTATCTTCAATTACATACCTTTTTGTTCTAAAAGGTTTATTAATAACAGGAAGTTTATTAATATGAGAGTATTGAATAGAGTATCCTACTCCACATCCTGATAATAGTAGAAACATAGTTTCGCTAAATGATTTATAATGATCTATTGGTAAATAGGAACAATTAAATAATCTAGCATTATTTATTTCAATGGGCTTACCACCAAATTGAAGTGAGCGCATTGAAGGTAGTATTTTTTTAGTAAATATAAATCTGTTATATATCTGTCGTATTTCTTCTTTTAGTTCGGGAAACTTTTTAATATGCATTTCCATATTTCTATCACATATCTCTCTCCAAGTTTCTCTTCTTTCTAATTCTGGGAGATATTTTGCATATTTATTAAAAATTGTAATAGAACTTAATATTTCTGATCCTATATCCATTATTATTTGTTTTATGTTAAGCTGCTAATATACAACAAAACTATGATTTTATGTTGTTTATTTCCACTTTAAATTTTAATTCTTGTTTGTTTATAATTTTATTTATTGCTGATTTAGATTTATTACTAACATACATACTTGCCACTTCTTTATTATCATAATCTATTAAATATACATCATTAAGAAGTGTATCAGAAGTAATATTTATTATATTTCCTCCCCTAATTTCAATCAGAGTTATCATAACTAAAATTTAATATATTATTTTGATAATCATATTCTATCTGATCACAAATATTAGTAGGATCATCCTCATATTCACGTTGTTCAAAGTAATCTTGTTCTCCAGAATTACTAAACCACGCTAAAAAAGCATCCGCCTGATCCTTATTTTCAAACTTTAACAAAACCTCATTATTATTCATAATCTATTATTTCTTTTTTAATAGGTTTAACAAATGTATACCCGTCACTCCACATCATTCCATCGTAACTATCATATACTCCATAAAATTTTAAATAGCACTCCCAGTTTTGGAAATAAACAACCATATTATCAGTTGGATATGATTGATCTATTTTATTATATGGACCAATAAGATTAAAAATATTAGTATTGTCCCCATATCTACGGGCACCCCTACTATTTAAATAATCATTAAAAGAATCATATTGATAAATGATATCAGCTAAATCATTATCATCATTAAAACCTAATTCTTTTAATAATTTATCTAATTCTTCTTCTTTAGTCTTATTATCACTCATATACAGTTATAGTTTTTTCTTTAGGAAATACTTCATAATAATCACCATAGTCCCAATTTACTCCATCATATGACTGATAACTACCAGTAATCTTTAAATAACAATTATACTTAGGAAAGTAATAAACTCTCCAATAATTTTCTCCTTCTCCTTCCCCACCATGACCATCAATTAAATCATAATCAAAGTGTTTTATCCAATCTCTTTCTTCAAAATCTAAACCGTATCCTAATTCTTCTACCGTAAGTTCAAGAATATTATCTGTCCTATCCCTTCTAACTTTATTTAATATATCATCAACTAATTCTTGATAACCCATCTTCTATCTTTTTTTTATAATTAATTAAAGGTTTACATAGTTCCCTATGATTAAGTACTATAAATAATGCTTCATAAAAAGGTGCATGATTTATTATAAATTTATTTAACATCCAATTATATGTTTCCCTATAATTTCTATTTCCCATTCTCTCATATCCCATTACATATATTTCTTCTCTAACCAAGTCTAGTTTTTCTTGATGAGTAAGAAGATTAAATTTTTCCTCACTTGGTTCTACTTCACCTATTAAAATTTTCTTATATATGGGATTAGGGTTAATTAGAGTATGTAGATAATCATGATTATATGGACAACTAATAGCATTATTAAAAAACTCTTTACTACTTAATTTTAGATTACTTCTATGATTTTTATAAAATTCTTTCCAGTATAGATATAATTTAGTAAACATTTCATAATTTATAGTAGCCCCATGTCTTACTAAGAAATCTATGTCCCACAAATGTTTGGATAATTGAAAATCATGCACAATAGAGTGACTACATTTTAAAGTAAGAAGCTCATTAGGATCTAATACCCCACTTTTTGTATTAAAAACATCTATATCTATATTAAGCTTTTCTATTCTAACATTAAAATATTTATCCAAAAGAAAATGGTTCTCTATAGGACTATTATTATGTACCATTATATCCAAATCTTTTGGTTCTCTATTAAAATCAGAAAACCAATATTTTATAGCTGCACTTCCAATTATCCACATTTTATTATTTTAATCTTAATATTTCATCCTTTAAATTATCATTTTCTTTTTTAAGAAAATTAATTTCCTTTTCTAAATCAAGATTTTCATCCATTAAGGATTTTATTTTTTCTTCTAAATAATCTAAAAGAAGTTTGATTTGTGTATTTTTTTCATCAATATCTGTTACTAACCACCTATCCATTAAAATTATTTATTAGTTCTCTTACTTTAAAACCTAAATCACCATCATTTGGAATAGTATTAACAAGACTTTCAACTTGAGAAATTATTGAATGATAGTCATATTTAACACTTATATTACTTAAAATAAGTTCATCTGTAATTTCTTCAGGAGGGACACCACTTACCCATAGAATACTCCTAACGCCATTGTCTATATTTAAGTAAAATTCTAATCTATCTCCCATTTCATCTGATTCATTTGGTTCTAAAACCAAAAGAAACTTTTCATAATAATCTATAATACCTTTGGATATAATTCTCATTCTTCTATATATTTAACTAAACGCCAATATTTCATTACCATAATTTTCATCTCTAGTACCCTTTTTATATAGATACTATCTGCTTGTTGTAACATTTCAGTAAGTTGTTCTATTAATAAATCTAATATTGACCAACTTAGCTCTTTTATATAGAATACTTTACGTTCAAATATAGTCAACGCTTTATCTTTTGCATCATTAAAACTACTAGAAGTAGATATTTCTCTATTTAAAACCTTAGCGTTGTCTATACAATTATCTGTTGCATGCATATAATCATTTCCCCCATCTAACATAAATTCTTCTCCAGATGGGGTTTTATGAATAACACAATGATGTCTACTCATAGACCATAATAAATGACTATCTTCCTTAATTTCTACTGCATTTTGTAATATCATACATTTGTGTTTTTTGTATGTCCATCATTAAATACTATTTCTCTCTTGTCCATTATATTAATAATTTCTATTATTGAAAATGGTCGGTATTCTCCTAGTAATTTAAAAGCATTATCTATACCCACATCCATTGATTTACCTAATGGTTTATCCTCAAGTGTACCGTGAGAATGCCCATATAAGTGAATAAAGCCTCTATGAGAACCTTTCCATACTCTATGAGAGTAATGAGATAACATAAAAATATGTCCCTCAGAATGAAGCTCTAATGCATCTTGACAAGAAGAAAAATATTCTTGTGGACCATATGGACTATTTAATTGAAGTGGCGTATTCTTTCTTATATGGGTATCATGATTGCCATAAATTAAATGAATATTATGACAGTTTATTTGTCTCCTAAATTCATATATATTTTGAATACCACCGAATGACCAATCCCCTAAGTGATATAATATATCATCCTCGGCTACACAAGTATTTATACTAAACACAATACTTTTATTCATATCTTCAATAGTATCAAAATCACGAGTACTTCTGTCTAAATTATTTGGATCTTTTGACCATTCGGAAACACCCCTACATATATTTTTATGACCATAATGAGTATCACTTGTGAACCATATCATTTTTTAAATATTTTATCTATTAATTTAAAATCAAGTTCATTATAGTTATGTTTCATAATTTTAATAATTTTAAAGGGTATAAACTTTCCTGTCTTAATATATCTAATAATATTTCTTAAGTATAACTTCCATAAAGAATGATTAAACTTAATTACCTCCACCTCCCACTGCGATTTATCTTTTATTAAAGTAAATATTTTAATATAATATGTATACTTACAATTAGTATTATCTATAATAATGTCAACATTAGTATTATTATTTAATTCTTTTTCCAAAAGATGGTAAAATTTATTCCAAACCAATGTTTCATCTTTTTTATTTTGTTTATACTTATTTCCATATAGTATTTTTCTAATATTATCACATGATATTAATATAATATTATCAATACTATTAGTAGAATTATATCTAGTAAATAAGTATTTTTTAGCCCAAGTTGTCTTACCACTACAAGGTGGACCAGCTAATATATAAAGTTTTCTTTTCATTTTAGTGGCTATCTTCTACATTATTTTTATCAGCATATATAAGATAATCGGGGGATATTACCTTTACCGCCCGTAATCTTTGATATTTACCTTGTTTTTCAGCTTTTAGTACCACACCTTCATGTGGAATAGATGTTCCTTTAATTTTCTGCTTTAAAATATTTGGTAGTAAAGATATAATATCTTTATATTCAACACATGATACTAGTTCTATCTTTAAGTTTTCTGGTATTAGATAATTGACTTCTTTTGGACTTAAGTACCTACCATCAATTTGAATATCAAATATAACTAATTTATGGCCCTTTAAATTATAGTCATAATTTTTTTGTATGCCTTCTCCATAAATCTCACCATAAATTTCTACCTTACTTGCTTTATATGTATTTTTTAAAGTAAACAATAAATTAAGAATATTATTATCATTAGCTACTTTAGTATAAATATCTTTTCCATAGTACCCAGAATAATTATTACGATAACTAATGTTAACTCTATGAGAACCTATTAAAAATTCATCAGTTATAATTTTTATCTTAAGAAGTTTTTTAATTTTATCTAAAAAAGATAACTTTAACTTAGGGACAATAGCTGCTCTAAAATTTGTACCATGAATCTTTCTTTGTGCATAAATTAATTCATTAGGTTCAAACATATTATCACAATTTTTAATATTAGGAAACTTAAAATATACTTCAAATTCTGGATTATCTTTATATTTTACTTTTCTTTTATTACCCGGTATTTGAATCTCTTTTAATGGTTCTTCATATTTAAATATGCCCAACTCTTCTTGTAAATCTTTTCCCTCTCTTAGTTCAGTTACTCTAACTTGCCTAGGATTGATTATTAAGCATTCGGAATAAATATTCTTAAGTTTAACTGTTTTAACTCTTTTACCTGATCTAAGATATGATGTAATCTCTAATAATTTAGATATCTTTTCTGGTATAACTGCATCTTGAGTACAAACTATTACAAGATCATTAACCCTTTGTACTCCCTTTTTAGTTACACATGACCATTCTCCTATTTTAACTTGTTCTATGTTATCTGCACCTAAAATAGGTGATATTTCAGTTATCCTACCTATAAAACATACACTTTCTATATTATCTTTTTTCATATTGTCTTTTTAAATGGGAATATGTATCTTCTTTAAGAGTAAGTTCTTCTATAAAAATAGATAATTCTTTTTCTGTAGCATAAGGTAACATTTGTGATAATAATTCAATTATCTCATCCCGTCTTTCCTCTAAATTAAATCCATCTTCTAACCAAATATCAGCACAGGATATTTCTAATTCTAATTTCCATGTTTTCATATTACTTCTAATAATTTTAATATTTGAACCCAATCTTCTCTATTATTATATTCTAGTATAATCGAATCATTTCCTATAAAATATACCTCTATATAATAATTAGGAATAGTTCCAGTAGATATAAAAGATTGTAAACCAATATATCTCTGCTTAAGAAAAGAAAGGTGTATAATATCATTTATATACACCTTTATTTCCTTATCTTGATTAACTATTCTGTATCTCTCCATCATTAGTGTATTTCCTTATAAAATAAGTATATGCTACTTGAAACATTGTATTATAAATTTGTAATCTTAATGGATCGCCCGGCATATTTACCTTACTTATTTCTATTACTTCTCCCGTTTTTTCTTTAATATACTCTAGTATTAATTGAACACCTTCAACATCAGTATTAGTATTTGAATATATTATTTTTTTTATATCTTTTTCTTCCATTAGAATAGACTTAATTGATATTTATTACCTTCTATTTGATGTATTATTCTTTCGCAAGCTTTAATATAATAAGTATAATCTATATTGTAATTTTTAATTGGTACATCAAGATTAATTTTATTTAGTAAAGTAGTTTTCCACCCTGATTCACAATCTACTATTCTCCCATCATCATATTCCTTTACTAAATTACCACCATTAGTAGATATATAATATCTTGTTACTTTTTGACCTTTTTCAAATATATGAGAACCTTTTACTACTTTATGTAAATGTAGTTTAAAGTTTGATTTTACTTTTATTCCTTTACAAAAATCTTTGATATTATTATGATTTTTTATAGTTTGTCTATAATCTATTCCATTGACAAAATATTCTTTTAATGCTATGGGTACTATAGACATTGAATTATTTTTATGTAGCTCTTTATCTATCTCAAAATCACCTTTATATTTTGTTTCTCCATTTTCTTTAACTGCTAGATAATCATTAACTGTTAATATAACCATTTTTTTATATACTACTTCTTCAATAGTAAAATTAGTTATATTAGAAAACTGTTTATTAATATTGTTCAAAGTTTCTATTTCAGTTCTTGGTATTTTTATACTGATTCCATCAGTGTTTGCTTGTAGTATAATGCTATCTTTAATAGCAGATAACATTTCAAGCCACATTGTTATTAATAATTGACCATTAATAGTAATTCCAATAGCTACATTTGGGTCATATAACCAATTAGATGATTCATTTGTTTTCAGAATTGTTATCTTAGGGGCTTTTTATCCCCTAATTCTTATAGTTTTTATTCCTATAAGCTCGGCATATATTTTCATCTTTAATAAGATGTTGGATACTCGTGGAAAGATTATATTTATTCACTTTCTATGCTCTACGATGTTTCTAAGCCTTTCGTAATCTTAGAAATTATCTCGGTATTAACATTACAGTTTTCACCGATTTTACCCAATTTTTCAATATCAATTTCTTGATAAAGCGGCCTATAACTAAAAAATAATCCTTTATATGGTGTATTTAACTTACAACTTTTATTTATATTAACACTTTGCAAATAATAAAAGGGGATTCCCATTCTATCAGAAAATCCAAATCGAGACTTTAAAGGTAAAAATTTTCCATAAATTTTTGACCATTCCTCTAAATCCTTAGCAGATCTCCAAATTCCAATTAAGTTTTTTTCATCACTATAAACATAAATAGAACTACTATTATTTCTATTATTATTTATTCTATTTATGCGAGACTCTAATACTTTATTGGTAATTGTTTTTGGAACTTTTAAATGATCAGTTGAAACATATGACTTTCCCTTATTCCAAGGCTCCCGACCTTTTTCAAAACAAGAAATACCATTCTTTTTATAAAAGAACGATTTTACTAAAGTTTTATATTTATCTGGTACATCATTAATACTCATTGTCCCATTCTTTACCTTTTTAAAGTATAAAGAACTATTTTTTAATATAAAAGCTATTGTTTTTTTACGCTTTTCTATAACTTCTGAAGTAGTATTTAACCCAGAAGAAATAGGGTTTATATTAAAAATAATAGATCTCAAATGAGAATTAAAGTATTGATCTAGATAGAATTGTTCTCTGATAGGTACATCATTTTTATTTTCACATACTTCTATTATATGAAAACTAAAATTATCCTCTCCATATTTATTAAATGATCGTTGTAAAATAGGATTTTTATGTGTATTATTTCTTAAACACGATAAATGATGCCAAATTCTTTTTAGAAAAGACATTTTTGTACTTCCTATATATATTTTATTATTTATATCATTTTTAATAATATAAACCCCATATTTTTCAATGTTATCAATATTTAATTTCATTAATTATAGAATTTTATTCTATAAATATACAAATTAAAACTGATAATAAAAGGATTATTTTATATTTTTATTATCTTTCTCGACCGAAAAATCCACCATTTGCAGCAAGCTTTAAGGCTGCTATTAAATTTTTATCACCAACTTTACCTTTAGATTTTTCGTCTAACCTTCTTTGTACAATTTCTGTTGAATATATTTCACCTATGTTTCTAAGATGTTCAGGAAATAGATTAAAATTAACAGCTATACTTGGATATAAAGAGCCAATATCTAGATCATAAATTATATACTCATCATCAGAATTATAAACTCCAGGATTATTACATCCATGAATACCTCCTTGTCCATATTCATAAGTAATTCCTTTATATTTTAAAGAAAATGTAAATTCACCTTTAGTATTAGATATAGATGTTGATTTAAATTTTGCCAGTAGTGTCTTAAATTCATCATTTTTAAAATCAATAATTGGTAATATCAAATTAGAGAACTTAATTGATGTCCTAGGAGATCTTAAAGTTTTAATATAGTTCTTATCTTGAAACTCTTTTTTACAATATATATCTAATAATAATTGATTACCAAGTTTAACATCATTCCAATTTAAACAATTTAGGTCATATTTATCTTTAAAATCCTCTCGTAGTTTAATAGCTTCTATTGATTTTAAATAGAATTGATAGGTAGCTTCTATATCATTTAAACAGTATAATTCTATAGTATGAATATCATCTAGTGTTATAGAAGAATCATGATGAATAGGCATTTCTTCAATACTATCCATCTTCATAGTAAATTCTAAGTATTTTAACGAAGTTCTTTTATTTTTATTATTATAATGATGAATTAAATATAAATCAATTTGCTTGAAACTTAATTTCCATTCAGGAAGTAAACTTAAATATTTAGATTCATCTGGTAAATTTACAATTCGTTGTGCTTCATTATATATTTGCAATATTATATTTTCATTTGTAATAGAATTTTTACACCAACTAATATAATTCATCCATATAAATTCTATTATCTGGGAATCAAAATGTAAATTATTGAATCCAATAAAATAATAATCAGATTGCTTACAGGATGCTAAAAAATCAATAAGATCTTTTAAATTACTATAATCCTTGTGTACAAAAAAGGTTTTTTTCTTTTGTGTTTTAACATCCCTAAAGCAAACCAAGAATAGTTCTTTTAAAGTTTCAATATCATATATCAATGAATTATTTATCATGTTAAATCCTCAACTGGTAAATCAAATGTTTCACTTGTTAAATTTTCTAATTGTTGTCTAACTCTAGCATCATGGACAACCACTTGATTACCCCAATTAATTAATTTAATTTCAACTGGATATTCAAGAGAATCACTAGATACCCTTATTCCCTTTCCGCTCATTTTGGGAAAAAGCTCTATAAATATAGTTACTTTTGACATAATTATGTTATTTTTATTGGTTCAGGTATAGTAAAAGTACAATCTTGGGGTAATTCTTCAATAGATTTTAATATATGAAGTGCTTTCCAATTTGCATAGAACTCCTCTATTCCCCTTTCTAAGCCATAGTGACTAATATATTCTTCATATATTAAAACAGGTAAAGAGTTTTCAGCACGCATCTCATTTTCTTGTACTATTTTCTCAAAGTATTTTATCCCCCTTTTTGGTATGCCAGATACTCCATCTGAAGTATCCCCAGTTATCATTTGAGACCAAATAAACTTATCTTGTTCTTCAAGTGTAGTATTTACGAATACATTATGATAAGCATCATACCATTTTCCTTCTAAAGATTTTAAATCTTTATCTACTACTACTGGTATACTATTAGGATAGTGTAATCTAGTAATATTAACTGCATCATCCGTTTCAATAATATCAACAGGTATGAAATGATATTGATCAATTAAATACTGTTTAGCTTCAGAAATAAACTGTGGTCTCTCAATCTTTTTTCTATTCTCTTTATAGTTAGGATAGTATTTCTTTCTAAAGTAATTTCTAATATTTCCACCAATAAATCCTATATATTCTGAAGCATTTAAACCAGTAAATAAAGTATTTAAATAAGAGTCAATAGCTCCCTTAACCTCCTCTAAATTTTTATCATAATATATATAATTACCATTTGGATCTAATTCAGGTTTACCAAATTGATCTAACACCTTATTTTTATTAGTAACAATATATAAAATAAAGTCCCCGTCAATAATTAATAGGTTATTTTTTTCTATATTATCACTCTTACTATTGATCAAACTATTGTAATCTATCATTATTAATATTTAGAGTCTCTTTATTTAAATCCATTTTATCCCATACTTCATTATCGCCAATATCCATTCCTATTTTATTTTCTATCCATTTTTTCATTTCTAAACTCTTATCAAGAATACCATGTATATCAGAATATTTCATTCTATTCTTAATAATGTTTTTTGCAGGAATAGATAATTTTGAATATTTACCATCTATTAGTAAATGGATATCATTAGTATATTTATCAGGAAATGTAAATATAACTAACCTATATTTCTCACTAATATCAATAGATGAAAAATAATTTGGCGTAGCTATTAAGTTATCCAATATTTCATCAGCACCTCCAGTACTACTAAATAGTACAAATAGACACTCTGGTAATTCATTATATTGCTCACATTTAATGTAAGTATCATATAAGAAATGATCATATTTCTTATCTAATTCCAATAGTGGATATATTCCCCATAAGGATATATTACACATATTAACTTCTTT